CCACTGTAGTATCTAGAGATAGATACTACTTCCAAAAAGGAGCTGTTCCTTGTCGAAACCACGTAATACCCGTGAACGATCTCTGGACCAAAAGGTCCGTGGGGGCCTCGTTCGCAATCATGCGACGGGTGCCACCATTGCAGATCTTCGCGGGAATCAGTATACGTTGGGAGTAGGCAGACAGAGAACTGTCTCGGAAGGCCACGCTGTTTCCCAAGATGGGAAATACCGTGAGGGCGGACCGTTTTACACGATCCGAATGCAACAACACGTAGGAATACGTGATGTCTCATTGCGTAAGTCGAAAGTGACCAATCGTGATTACGATGGTCCGATCTACTTACCGCCCCCGTCCATTGACATTAGCGATAAAGCCATGTATGGTTTCCGTTCCGAAGATACTTCGGATTTGGATACCTATGGCGCAACCGCTATTGCACAATGTTCGCCAACCAACCCCGTATCGAATCTAGGTACCGGTATTGCGGAAATTTTCCGCGAGGGTTTTCCAACCCTCCCAGGCGTTCAAGCCTGGAAACGGCGCTTAGAAACCATCAAGGCTGCAGGTTCAGAGTTCCTGAACGCTGAGTTTGGATGGTTGCCCCTACTTAACGAAGTTCACGAAGTACGTGACGCCGTTAAGCATCATTTGACGCTCATACAACAGTATGAACGCGATGCGAATCGTCAGATTCGTAGGAGTTTCGTATACCCGGAGGAACATAGTGAACACAGTGTTACCTCTACTGGTCGTGCCCGGATTGTTAGCCGGTCAGACCCGTCGTGGGACTCTGTGTCACCCAGTACGGTAACTACGCGTTTTGAGGTTACGCGTCGTCGATGGTTCGATGGTGCCTTCGTTCATCCTCCCCTTGATAAGAGTGATATCTTTTCAGGGTTGTATGACGCGGAGAGCACTGCCAATCATTTGTTTGGCACGACCATCACGCCCAAGATGCTTTGGGAGTTAACGCCCTGGAGCTGGGCCGTTGATTACTTTACCAATGCCGGAGATGTCGTCACGAATCTCCAGAATTTGGTGCAGTATGGTCTGGTTATGCGTTATGGTTACATGATGGAGGAATCCATCGAAAAAGTAACCAATTCCATCAGTTCGTCTGGCCTCGATAGAGAACCAGGCGTATCTGCTGGAGCCTGTCCGGACTCTTGGGTCTTAATCAAGTCCAAGGTCCGTAGGGCCGCAAACCCCTTTGGATTTGGCTACACTGGGTCGGATTTATCACCCACCCAATGGGCCATTTTGGCTGCAGTTGGCATTAGCCTCTTGTAGTCACAGTTCACTGTAACCACTAGTCTAGAGGCACAACCTCTAGCAACAAAAAGGAGCACGCCCTATGGCGCTAGCCGATCCACAGTCCATTAAAATCTCAGGTGTGACGACGTCATTGCCCCGAGTCTCAACGGGACAGTTTCAGTCTGAGTACCTGAGTGCTAGTGGACTACTCGACCTGAAGACCTCTTCCCAAGACGGGAAGCGGCTTCGACAGGTCGTGAGGATTGACCAAGACAAGATCACTGCCGATCCTTTCATCCCAGCGAATAACGTAGAAGTTTCTACGTCTGTTTCGTTGGTGATTGATCGCCCCAAGGGTAAAATCGGTTTTACCGATGCCGAAGAGGCGGCCTTGATTGCGGGGTTCATTGAACTCCTTACCAAGGAAGAATCGAAAGTCATCACTAAAATCCTTGCTCAGGAGTCGTGATCTCTAGCCTATGGCTAAAGGTCCTCGATCTCCTCGGGCAACTGTATCGGAAGATTCAGTCGCTCGACAACAGCAAGCCACCATCGCGAAATCGATCGCAAAATGGCAGCGGAAACTCTCAAAAGAGAACGCCGCTTGACCACTTGCTAGATTATCTCGGTGGTGTCCTTTCAGGGATAGAATCCCTTAAGGGAGGTGATGATTAGTGAACGGAATGAATAACATTGATTATGTTTTCATTCTCGTCGTCGTTGGCATTCTTATGTTTGCCATCGGCGGTCTTTCAACGGTGCTATTCTTTGCTAGCTAGTATTAGCTTGCTAGTAATAGCGTAGCGCTCCGCACTGTAGGGCTAAGGAAAACAACCCCCATTAGGAGGTGTTTTGAAAAGCCCGATTGTGCTCTGGAAATTGATAGCAGAAGAGTCTGCTATCAGATGTCGCACCAGCGCCACCATGGACATAAAAACTGTCCAAGGTCGGTTCAAAGATGAGGGATTATCGTTTTTAACGATAACCCTACCTATCTTTGGTAAGGACTTTCAAAAAGCCCTTGACCAAGGTTTGGTAGCTCACGATATGTTTAGAGGTTTCTCTAGACATAGAGGTCTCCCCCGATTTCTCGGAGGTTTCCTTGAGCGTGTCTTTGACCGCGATACTGGTGTGTTGCTGAATGAACCCGACATAGATGCAATACTTGCTGTACGACAGCTTTCGCTGATGTATAGTAAGATTCTTCTCCCATGCAGTGATTCTCGGGAGAAGGATGCGATGTCGGATTATGTTCAGTGTGAGAGGGAAGTGAAGCATCAAGATGCTTTATGGACTGAGGATGATTTTCTTCAGTTCCATCGCATGGCGATGCTTTTGTTTGGGTCTATATTCTCGAAAGTAGACCGTAAGGTCTACAATCTTGAATTGATCCCCAAGCACGGGCCTGGAGCTACTGCGGATAAACTTCGCGGTAACGCGAAGTATCTGCAACGCACCTGGCCTGCTCGCCTGGAGCCATATTTTCCCGTAGGGGACTATATGTTTCCAAATGCTCGTTATTTCAATGAGCATTACGACGAGATCACTTTCCTCGAACCCGGAGCTGAGATACCTGTCAGGGTTATCTCCGTTCCTAAGACGATGAAAACGCCTAGAATTATAGCCGTAGAGCCGACTGCTATGCAATATGCACAGCAGGCGTTGCTCGAGGCGATTCTAGAAGCTATTAACGAGGACTTCCTCGTTAATAAGCTGCTCGGATTTGATGACCAGCAGCCTAACCAGCTGATGGCTCAAATAGGGTCCCGAGAGGGGCTCCTAGCCACGCTAGATCTTAGTGAGGCATCCGATCGCGTTTCCAATCAGCTCGTAAGTAGAATGATGTCTAACTTCCCTCATTTGCATGGGGCAGTTCAGGCCTCTCGTTCTACCAAGGCTGACGTACCTGGGTATGGCGTACTGCCATTGTCCAAGTTCGCGTCTATGGGTTCTGCGCTGTGCTTTCCCGTGGAGGCAATGGTCTTTTTGACCGCTGTCTGTCTCGGAATTGAGTCAGCGCTCAACACCCGGTTTACCTCTCGCTCGCAATTAATGCGGACGATTGGAGGAGTGCGCATCTACGGGGACGATATAGTTGTTCCTGTAGATACGGTGTATTCCGTCGTTGACTCTCTCGAACACTTCGGTGCTCGTGTTGGAGCCAGCAAGTCTTTCTGGATTGGAAAATTCAGAGAGTCTTGCGGTAAGGAGTATTATGATGGCTTTGACGTTAGTATAGTCAAAGTCCGTCGAATGCTTCCTACCACGCGGAAGCACGTTCCCGAGATCATTTCTGCAGTTTCTCTCAGGAACCAGCTTTATGAGGCTGGCTACTGGGAAACTGTGAAATGGTTGGACTCTCACCTAGTAGGAATACTAAAGTATTTCCCATGGGTTGAGAGTTCTTCCTCGGTGTTGGGTCGCAAATCATTCCTTGGCTATGAGAGCCAGAGAATATGCGAGAAACTTCACACCCCCTTGGTTAAGGGGTGGGTCGTTTCCTCCAGACTTCCGAAAGATAATCTTTCGAATGATGGTGCCCTTCTTAAGTACTTCCTTAAACGCGGCGACTTGCCAGTCGCCGACAGGAGGCACTTAGAACGTGCTGGACGTCCTCGTTCCGTCGACATCAAAACGAGGTGGGCCAAACCCTTTTAGGGTTTGGATGCGGCAGTGATGCCGCCAGGGAGATCAAGTTAGGACTGAGTGTCCCTGTGATCTACCCCAGCTGTATGGGGTTCATCGCATACAATTGCTCCTTTCTACTATGGGTCTCTGGAGTGTTTATTCACTCCGG